CTTAGTGAGAGTTGGACTGAGTTCGTTGTTGAATTCTCTAAGAGATCCCCAATGGGAGTCAGAGCCGCTTCTCTTAAGATGCGGAATCACCTAGAGACAAATGGCGTCCGGACTCACTTGTGGAGTTAGCCTCTGGATTTTTACTGTGCGATACCTTCAGCTGCAAGGCCAATAGCTCTCGTGTGACGATCAAACGCAGAGTCACTGTAATGAAGCCGCCTTACGATCTTGATCTGTGTGAGGAGTGCTATGCTTCTTTAGGCGAGAAGGAGAGGCGCCTCAATGAAGGAGAGGGCATGTTCTCTCCTGGGCTAGACGTCAAGTCAGTGCTCGACTCATTGACTTACGATTACCTCAGAAAGTCCCGTACCCTCTCGACAAGCGTGAGTAAAGAAGACTCCGTTCCGGACTGGATCAGGTTTAAAGTCCCTGCGCCAAAGACCGCGAAGTCCACGAATAAAGCAAGTGTCAAGAAAGAATCACCCTCAACCGTAGACCAAGTAGACAAGGAATCAGATAATGGACAAGGCATCGAAGGGATCTTTACATCAGGAGATTGGTGAGGGAAAGTCCGCCAAACAGAAGGCGTTTGAGAGGCTCCAAGACCTCATGGGGTCGAGGGAGCCAGACACCTATTCGGGTTGGCTTTCCGCTAGGCATCGCGAGTTCCTCGGAAGTCCAACCTTTGCAATCCAACGAGCAGTGTTCCAACTCGTCCTGGGGATGGAATGTCGTCAGCTTGCTCTTGCCACTCTCCTTGTGGAGCGGGGTCTTCTCCAAGACGAGGATCTTGAGAGACTCCCAAAGCTAAATAGTTCTCCGCAGATAAGAGAAGGGGCGGTATCCCGTACTCGTGACTTCATGAAAGCGCAAATGGCTGCTGGGGTTATTCCCGGAGCAACACCAGGTGACCTACCTCCAGGCGTGACTCATGAATCCTTCTTGGCGGTGTTCTTGGACATGCTCTGCGGGGACAAGAATACCCTGACTGTGGAAGACACCGAGAAGTTTCTGACTCGTATCGGTGTTGACGTTGAACGAGCCAAGAAGGCGTTTACCTCAGGAGTCTCATAATGCGTCGTGCTCCGATCATGGCCTTTCATGGCTTTAGTAGGTCAGGTAAGGATACGGCTGTTGACGCCATAGTGAGTCACGTCAGAGAAAAACTAGGATCCTTTGCTCCTGGCAGGACTATTCAGTACGTAGAGAAGCAATCATTCTCTGCTGGCCTGAAAGACACTACCGAGACTGCGTTTGGAGCCTACGGCTTAATGCCGTGGAGGTTCTACGATAAGGAAGAGAACCAGCACCTGAGAGACGTTCCTCTCTCTTGTGGCCTCACTCCCACTCAACTGTGGATAGCTATGGGTAAGGCTCTTCGGGAGATCTACCTACCTGTAGTGGCCGATAGCGCCTTTCACACGCTGCCTGCTCTTACCTTCAACGTGTTCACTAGCCTGCGCTTTACTGACGAAGGAGAGGCGATACACAAGCGCGGAGGTTGGTGCGTGAAGGTATTACGTGAAGGGACTGTGCCTTTAGCGTTAGACAAGAAGATGGATCCGGACTTCAAGTGGGACGCAGTTCTAATCAATGACTGCTCTATTGAAGATTTCAGGAAGAGGGCGATTGACGTGGCAGAACTTTATCTCAAAGAATATCAGGACAAGGAGTAGACATGGAGCCAGGTAAGCACGAGGGATTCGCAGTCGGGATCATGCCCGACGTGTGGATCAGAGAGCAGGCCAAGAAAGGGATGATCGAGCCCTTTGAGGCAAGTCAGGTGAGGCAGCACGCTGTCTGCCCTGACTGCGGTAAGCGTCCGGAGTTCAATGCCCCTGTGACGCGGTGTAAGTTCTGCGACAGGCTCACCCACTCCCCCAAGTGGAAGCGCCTGATTAGCTACGGCACCAGTTCTTATGGCTACGACATCCGGGTGGCTGACGAGTTCAAGATTTTCGTCAACTCCTTCGGTACCACAGTAGTGGACCCGAAGAACTTCGATCCGAAGTGCTTTCATGAGATCAAGGGGGTCGAGCACTGCATCATTCCTCCGAACAGCTTCGCACTGTGTCGCTCGGTTGAGCACTTCAAGATTCCAGACGATGTGCTGTGCGTGGTGTTAGGAAAGAGTACCTACGCACGCTGTGGGATCGTGTGTAACGTCACTCCGCTTGAGCCAGGCTGGGAGGGCTATATCACTATCGAGATCAGCAACACCACGCCGTTGCCCGCGAAGATCTACGCTAACGAGGGAATCGCACAGGTGCTCTTCTACAAGAGCGGACTCAAGTGCGAGACCACCTACGCTGATCGCAGCGGCAAGTACCAAAACCAGAAGGCTGAGATAGTGGAGGCCAAGGTGTGACTGAACTACAAGAAGTCGAGAAGGATCCACTAGACGAAGAACTGTCTTGGGTAGTCCCGATGGTGTGCATGGAAGAGGGCTGCTCTCGCATGTTCTGTCCGAGTGGATTTGACAGACCGTTCACTCCCCGCAAGGTCATACACTCACTAGCACAGGTCGGGTGGCAGTGGATTGAGAGTGAAGACAGTCCTACGAAGGGCAAGGTCTACTGCAAGCTGCACGTCAAGTGACGGACCATGAACTGATTGACTCAATCGACGTATCAGGAGAGGACCTTACTGAGTGGGAAGTAGGGTTCATTGAGGAGATGATTCGCAGACTTGTTGATGCGTCTGCTTCCCTTACGCCTTCCATGCGTAAGTCGGCCGAGAAGATTTTTGATACCAGATGCAATTGATTGCACTAACCAACTAGGAGAAGAAGATGAGAAGAGCAGTAAACGTTAAGGCCACCATTCCCAGCGCCAAGATAGAAGAGGCGCTAAAGGCTCAGTCCCTAGAGGACGGTAGCCCTGCTACAAGAGCCCACATCGTCGCTGGGCTAATGTACGAGACCGCCCTGGATAACTTGGCCGAGGCCAATGACATTCTCGAAGGGAAGGATTTTAAGTTCGACTTGAACATGGAGTTGCTCGACCCACAAAGTGAACGCTCTGCCAAGGTTCGCAAGAGGTTCAGAGACGAGTTGCTGTAATGGGCTTCTTGATAGACGAAGAGTTATCAGACGAATCTAAAAGGAAACACGTGCCTAGAGCCTCTTACAACATGTCCCTCAGTTACGAACTGATTCATAAGATAGATACCACCTCGAAAGACCTAGGGATACCTAAGCACGAACTTATCGAGAAGCTCTTACGTCTAGGACTCGCAGAGTTCTTAGACACGAGCAAGCACCCTTCTAACAAACCAAGCAGATCCGCTAGGGATCTACTGGTCGGACTGGTGCACAAGGTCAGGAAGCTTGAGGAAGATCAAGACGTCCACAGAAGCCCGAAGGCAAAGAAGGGCCAAGCTCGATCTTCCTACACAGGAGTTCCTAGTGGTGGCCGACAAGTAACGATAGAGGACGTTGAGCCCAGTTCTGTAAACCAGCAGGAAGCAGATCCTGAAGATGATTTCGGGTTGTACGAAGAATGAGCGAGGTCATAAGAAACCAGACTAGTCTTCAGGCTGCAAATGAATTGGGCGTATCTCGATGCACCGTACTTCATTGGGTCAAGGTCGGTGCTCCGTATACTCTCGGAGTTAACCGCCAAAACCAAGAGACCTTCTTGGTGAATGCAGCGGAGCTTAAAGAATGGAGAGCGGGCAAAAAAGGTGTCTTCTCTCGCATGTCTAAAGTGCCCTTGCCTAAAGGCGCCGTTCCGTTGAAGGAGGCTGCAAAGATTCTGAATACTTCTCGTGAGCGCCTTTACTACGCGATCAACCACAAGGGAGCGCCCGCTTACTACGAGTATCCAGACGCCAAAGGTCGCCGGGCTCGCAGAGGAACAGCGATGATTCCTGCAGAGTTCTCAGCATGGCTGGCCTCTAGGAACGCAAGGCCTCCGGATGTCCCTAAGGACGCAGTACCGGTGAAAGAGGCTGCAAAGCAGCTAGGTCTTACCGAGAGTACGATCTTCTCTTATGTAAGAAGGTACAAAGACTTTCCTCACTACAGCAGCATGCCTATTTGGATAGTCGTAGAGGAGGTCAAGTTCTGGAACTGCAGAAAGGACCACCAGAACTGCATTACGTGCGGCAACTGGTTTATCTACAAGTTCAAAGGCGGGAACACTAAGACAAGGTGTGTGACGTGTACGCAAGGACGTATAGAAGCTCAGAATCAGGCCAGCAAGCGTCGTAAGCGCAACAAGATACTGAGTGGTCATTCGGGGGACTGCCTCTACTGCCATAAGCCGCTGAACTTTGTAGAGTTGGGCAGCATTCGTTGCACTACGCACGTTCACTGCAAGCGACCCTACAAACGTCAGAGGCAGAGGTCTTACACTGCCGCCCGTAGAGCAAAGTGGGAGCCAGCATTCTGCGTCGAGTGCGATAAGTTAATCCCGCTATCGGCTCGTAGACTTAAATCCCAGAAGAGGCATAGAGGTTGCGCTGTTGGATCAGGCTATTCACATAAGGCCTCCAACAAGGTAGACTCTCGACAGGTCAATAACAGTGAAGCAGATAATAGTCAAGCGACCATTCAGCTTACTAGTGTGCAATCCGTCAGGGTCGCCCATACAGAAGAAGATCTCGAAGGCGAAAGACATCAAGCGAGTGCAAGAGAGCCTCGCTTCGGGTCTCCTAAAGAACGCCTTCCCCACAGTTCAATCACAGTTGGATCACATGCTGAAGATCGGTATGTACGTAATAGTCGACAAGGAGTAGAAACCAAATGAAGAGCCTCAAGCGTGACATCGTTTACAACTTCCTGAGCATGGACATCCCTTCACGGGACCAACTGCTCTTAGGCATGGAGATCCTGGGTCAGCGTGACTTCGCTGATATCACCGATCCCAACAAAAGGTACGAGGCCGCATTCCAACGACTGGCTACAAAGGACGAAGACTTCATTCTGCAGTTCAAGGCAGCAGTCGACCGACACCTGCAGAAGCCCACTCTGGACTTCGACAAGTGGAAGGGTCTGCACTTCCAGTCCAAGAACAAGAAGGGTGAACGAGGAAACCACTTCTACTCCCGCAGTGGAGATCGGCTCTTTGTTCTAGTGAGCGACGAACCCAGTATGGGAATGTTCCGAAGCGCTTCTGTAACGGAGCACCTCTCCCTGAAGGGCAACCACGTCACAGGATTCACGATCAACAATCTGAGCCAGTTGATGCGAGACTCACGGCCAACATGGGAGCAGGCTGGTACGCCTGAATTCTCCCAGCGCGAGAAGCTACTGAATGCCTTCGGAGAAGAGGACATTGAGCTTTCTATCAATGAGATCACCGCCAGTCTGAATGAACGCGACCAGCGTCTACAGAGGGCCAAGGAACTGTGCGATAGCCTAGAGCGAAGCCTTGAAGGTGCTGGTGCTGTAGGAGAGCCTGCTAAGGCTTGGGTAGAGAAGGTGAGGATTGCTCTAGCTGGTGGTAAGGCATGACAGACCACCCTGTAGACAGGCCAGACGGGATTAGGTTCCCATACGATCCTCGCTACAAGACCGCGAAGTGGGTGTGGGACAAAGACATCATCGAGGAGGACTACGCAATGCTGGTCGTCTTCATGAGAGAGCATTACCCTTTCCTCGCTACGTTGATGGAAGAGGACGTCGGCTTCCAGAAGCATATCCTCGCGGTAGAGAAGATTATTGAAGACGACAAGAAGATTCAAGCCGACTCTATACCCGTCGAAGAGCCCGTCTCTAATACCGTCATGGCGAAAAATATCGGTGGGAGTCATGATGGTGTAAAAGATCCGTATGAAAGCGTGCTCTCCATGGATAAGTCGAGTCCGGAATTCAACAGTGAGTTAGTGAAAGTTCTCGTGCACCTCATCAAGGAGCAGCGGGAATCGTATGAACGCCAAAACCTAGATGTTCACCAGGCGCATGCGAAAACTCTTGAAGCCAAGGATGACACTATTGACGTGGTGGCTCTTCAGGCAGACCGCGATAAACGTAGCGCCAGCCTTTTGAAGGTTCTGGCGACTTTGTTTTTTGTGTCTCTCTCCGGAGCCATAGGCGTCATTATCGCCTTGACCATACACTCCTCCACTTAATGCAATCGATTGCACCCGCCAGTAGCTCAGTCTATTTCCGGGTGCAATTGGTAGCATTGACCGAGTAGTAGTAATATGGTGAGAGACTCTTGACCGGAGGTCACCTATGTCCGCAGCTAAATTTGATTTGTCTCAATTGGACGAACTCCTTGAGGCCATGGCTGTGCGTGTAGAAGCCAACGGTATTATCGAGGGCCGACGACCCGGTCCTATGATTCCCAAAGACGAAGTCCCAGTTGGCGGTGCCTACGAAGGAAACATTGCCTCTATCAAGGCGTGGGTTAAGAACCTAACCCGTAAGGTGCGTCGCAATAAGGTGCGTCTGAAGAATTGGCGTGCCCGCATGACCAACAAGGGTATCGCTGGAGAGGGTGTACCATTCCCTGGCATGAAGTCTGGGAGCCCGATCAGGGCCGTAGGCTTTACTTTTCTTGGTATTCCCAGGCCTAAGCTAATGAAGACTAAGGGAGGCCGCGCAGTGGCCAGAGAGGTCGACAAGATGTGGAAGAAGCGCGGAGTAGAGATCAACTACTCTCCGAAGAAGGGCGAGAAAGAGTTCTACACCGTTAAGAACGCAGGACGCCTCTCTCTTGTTGATGAAGTTGAGGTCTTGCGCAAGGCTTTGAACATTCGTCCGAGGAACGTGATTTACAAAGACAAGAAGACAGGCAAGAAGAAGAAGCGCCTAGAGCACGTAGTCGAAATCAAGGCGCGAATCGAGAAAGAGGGGAGACTTGTCGCGATTAAAGGACAAGAGGCTCTCTTTGACGCCGCAATTGGGCTCGCCGCATTCCTCTCTCTTGCTGCAGTAGGCGTCTACGATCCAGCACTCGTTGCCAAGGTTATGAGCACTCTGTCTGCTTGGACTCTCAAACAGTTCATATAGGGTAATGCCTCCAACGCCTCCGAATAACACAGTTACTGTCTACCTGAATGACACGCCCGTAAGGGTTCCGCAGCTTGTTGAAGACAAGTGGGCCGCACGCGGAGCCTTAGGTGTACCTCGCGGCTTATCGGTTACCTACGAATTTGATCCAGACCCACTAGAGTTTAGCGGTGGGCATATATTCGTAGACGGAGACCGATATGAAATACTCGACTTCCTATCATGGATCGAGACACAATACGAAGCTGACGCTGAGCCTGACGTAGAGGACGCATGGGTCTCTGACCCAAATTGGTGGAAGAGTTGACCCCTCCGGATAGAGACACTCCTGCCTGTAAGGAATGCGACGAGATAGAAGTCTCTAGCTCAGTTTCCCTGCGTCACAAGATTTCCACGGAGACCGTTGTTAAGGATGTGTGGGTCAAAGGCAACTGGCATACCCATGACGACGTTAATGAGTATGCTTACTACTACGAATGTTCCTTTGGCCACTCTGTGGTCCTTCAATTCACGGGCCGCTCCTGTTGGTGCGGCTGGTTACCTACAGAGCAACAGACCGCTGCAGACGCTGCGGAAGTAGAAACCGATATGGGAGTCTTCACTACGGAAGATTACCAAGACTGGAAATAGTCATGCCTCTGATCCTCTTGCCAAAAGGCACCTACGTTTACTTGACCGAGCCCTGCAGAGAAGCGCTGATAGCAGAGGACGGTACGTTTAGTGCTGGCCGCGAGATACTGAAAGGAACAGTGCTGCAGTCGCTAGAGAATTTCCCCAAGCCTGGAAAACTCAAGGACCTAGTCAAGTATCGCGTTGCCAGAGTTACGAACCGAATCGTTGGGACTCTGGGAATGAACTACAAGAGTGATATCCGCGTTAACAAAGATGACGAAGTGTTTCTCTATATGCGAGAGGTCTTCCAGTTCCTGAAGGCTGACTCTTCTTTTCAGGAAGAGGTTGATACCTACGAAGAAGGTAAGAAGGGTGGGATCATCGTCGCTGGTAGCATAGAGCAGGCCATGGACATATTTGTGAACGGCGAGGACGGACAGTAGCGGTGATTCGGGAAGACGGAGACACAGGACGACGCAGAAGCTTTCGCACGGGTGACGAGGTCACAAACGAGCTAGAGCGGGATTGGGAGAATTTAGATGAATCCCAACGCGCCTATGTAACCGAGGTCCTCAGCCAGCTTAAGAAGAGCCAAGAAAGCACGTTGCTGACAGCTAGCAGGTTCCTTGACTACGAGGAGCAGCCAGTATCGGTAAGGCAGTTCTTCACTAACCCATACTTCATTGGAGACATGGCGAAGGAGCTTTATCCGAAGAGTGTTGATGACCTAGTAGAAATCTTTGAGGGCGGCTACCACGAGGTCATTATCTCTGGAGGCATTGGTATCGGTAAGAGCACCACAGGTGTGCTCATTATCCTGAGAATGCTCTACGAGTGTATTTGCCTAAGGAATCCTCAGAGGTCTTATGGACTTTTGAGGAACGACAAGATCCACTTCGCTATGTTGTCTGCCACGGCTAAGCTGGCGCAGAAGGTTGTTTTCGAGAAGCTAGTTGATTACCTATCAGCGAGCCCGTGGTTTCAGGGCCAGGGTTTCCAGGCTGTCAAAGAGGAGATTAGGTTTCCTAAGAACATCCGAGTCATGGGCGGTGCGTCTGGTAGCCGCAATGTCTTGGGTATGAACATCTTCGGCGCCATTATTGACGAGTCGAACTTCCAGAAGCGCATTAAGAAAGAAGTGAGTGCGTTTGGATCATTGATTGGACCTAAAGACGCAGCAGAGCAGTCTTACTCCTCTATCGTCACGAGAATGAAGTCTCGGTTCATGGTCTCTGGCAAGCTGCCCGGTATTCTTTGTGTCTTGTCTTCGGCCAATTTGCAGGACGACTTCACTGAGCGCCGCCTCAGAGAGGCCGCTGACGACCCAAAGGTTTTCTACAGAGAGTACGCTCTATGGGATATGGACCGTGGCAACTTTGCTAAGGATACCTTCGAAGTCTTAGTAGGAAACGAAATGGCTCGCAGCCGCATTCTCACTAAAGGAGAGTTGCGAGAAGCACCAACAGGGTGTCGGATCATTGAAGTTCCTATGGACCTTTACAGTGACTTCGACCGTGACATTAACGGATCTATCCGTGATTTAGCTGGAATCGCTACGGTAGCCAAAGAGCCCTTCATACCTATGCGAGAGCGCATAGGCCTCATGGTTGATCGTAGCTTCCGCCATCCATTTGGCGTTGAGTCTTGGGTCTACGGGACTCCACTACGACCTATATGGGAGAACTTGTTTGCCACTGACGAAGAGGGATTCAACATTCCTCTAGCTAACCCAATGGCTCCACGTCACGCACACTTTGACCTTTCGAAGAACAGGTGTGCCACTGGATTCGCAGTCGGACACATATCAGGTAAGCGGACAATTAGGAGATTTGAGAACGGCATGCGCGTGGAACGAGAGGTTCCTGTCGTAAGGCTAGACGTCTGCTTACAGATTTTGCCTCCAGAAGGAGAGGAGATCATTCTCAGTGAGGTCGTGAACCTCGTGCATGAATTGATCAGACAAGGGTTGCCTATTCAGTCGATCAGTATGGACAGCTACCAGTCTTTGACTCTTTTGCAGCAGTTTGAGCGAGAAGGCTTCTTAGCCAAGATGTTCTCTTCCGAGAAGCCCGGCCGATATGAAGAATTCAAGCAAGCTATATACGACGGCTGCGTTGTTGTTTACGAATACCCACCGCTCCTCAAGGAACTGAGAGAGTTGGAGCGGGATGAACGCGGCAGGGCTGTTAAGCCAAAGAACGGTAGTAAGGATATATCGGATGCCGCATGCTGCGTGGTCACATGGCTAGGGACACAAGCCTTGCCCAGAGACACAGTTGCTCCTGAACGGGGAATTGTCGAGGTCAGGGACAAGGCTGGACGTGTTGTCATGGCTAGCGACAAGCCTGCTGGCGTTACTTCGCGTAGAAGTGATACCATGCTATGGAACGACGAGAAGCCCAGGGATTCCAGTCCCGGTGACGAACTAGACCTTCCTTTCATAATAGGTTGACCCTGGTCGTCTCCTTTAACAGGCATTTCGCTAGTTGCGAGGAGACAGCATGACCGGGTTCTCTAATAGAAAGTTAGGTGGCAGTCAGTGGGAGGTTCACTTAATTGACTACGTAGTGCCTGCATGGGCACTCACTGTGACTAACCCAGGCGCACCTGCTCGCGGGTTCAAGGTTGGTTCTGGTACGTCTGCTGACGGGCCATTTGCTGACGTCACCGCATTTACGAACTTAGCTGGCACTGTCACGCTGACTAATGCCTCTGACATCGTCGCCGGGGCAGCCACTGCGTTTGACACGGCTCTTAGTGTCGGTGACGTAGTAGCACTCGCAGATAGGAAAGTCCTCGCTCAAGTCAAGTCGATTGAGTCCGCTACCTCAATGACTCTTGAGGCAGTGTGGGCTGGTGCTACTACTGCCGGTGCGACTCTGAAAGACGTCACCATGGTCGAGCGCACCTTGCCAAACGGTGTAGGTACATTCGAGGACCTTCAGCTTCCGTTGGATGAATCCTCCGATCCTATCGTTTCTCACAAATTCCTCTACGTAGAGGCTGTGTCGTTGCCTGTTACCTACGCCTTGGACTCTGGTTGCCGCACGTTTCCTGTCAGAGATAGCCTGACTGAGCAGACTATCTAACGATTGGTGGTCTCGTGTCAATTGAGCAGGTAATGCAGGAGATAGAGAACGTGACGTGGCTTGGAGAGGTCTCAGAAGTTCGCGACCTACTTGAGAGGCTTGCTGCCGCAAAGGCCAAGAAGCCTCGTAAGAACCAGAGTGTGCGGAGCCTCCTACGGTTGTCGCACAAGTACCTAGGGAAGATGCTCAAGAAGCTAGGTCCTGTGCTAAAGGACCTAGAGCGTCTACGAGTTGACCTACAAATTTCCCGCAGTTCTTATGACTCGGCCAGGTCTGTTGATCGCCGACGCCTTAATAGAACGCGACTCCGCATGTCTCATCTAGAAGACAGCGTCAGAGAGATGTTTTTCCCTTTCACCCGAGCGCGTGAGGGGATCAAGACCATTGCTAATACCTTGGAGATAGAGCGCAGGCCGTTCAGGGTCGCACGCAGCAAGAGCAAGGACATATCTAAGGACTCGGTCCTTGAGCTATTCGACACCATGATTGATTACGCGACCTCTATGGAGCGTTCAATGATCGAACTGGAGTCAACTACTAAAGCGGTTCGCAGAGAATTGATCCGTCTTTCCAAGAGCCCTACTAGAAGTCCAGAGACAGAACGAATAATCAATGAGTTCTTGGATCTCCGAGACCAACTAGGGGTGCTTGTGTACCGCTATACTGGTGGTATCAAGAAACGCCTCAACAGCGTCAAGAAGCGGTTTAAGAGAGGACAGTCTTCTGTGCGAATAGAGTCAATCGAAGAGATCCTCCAGGGACTGGAAGAGGCCTTGGCACTAAACAGTCCCTTGAGACGCCGCGATGTGGTGACACGCGCTGCAAGGCGTATCAACGACAAGACCAAGCCCGGTAAATACGCTGCGCGAAGAAAAGAAAAGCGTATGCGGGAGAAAAGGGACTTCAAGAATCGCCTCAAGAATCGCCTCAAGCGCAAACGAGAGCGCCTGAAGAAAGAGCGCGAAGCTTCCTAACACCCAGGACATCCTGATACACTGCTTTGATAACGAGGTGCACTATGGTTGCAGTTACTGCTACTCAATTACTTGAACGACTCTCCGATCTTCTTGAGATGGCGAAGAGGAAGACGCAGCAAGACGTTGATTTCGGCAAGGTAAGAGCGGTGTCTCGCGACTACCACGGCAGTACTATTCGTACCGGCAGGGGTACTAAAGGTCAGGGCACTGCTCAAGACTGGGCTATGCGCAAAGGCGAAGGTCCTTGGCCTTACGAGCCCAACAAGTATCCATTCGAGGTGATATTTGCTGCATGGCCGGCGTATTTCACTCCACAAGGCTACTACAAAGCCGGTCCTGGTCAGCGTAAGCTCAGTCTTCTAGTTAAGAACCAAGTAGCTCACGCCATGGACCAGCTAGTCGATAAAAGCGACATTCAGATTAGTGACGCCGAGCATAAGGCGATGAATTACTCCGCCGAAGGATGGGCCGATAAAAAACAGGCCCTGACCGCTGCAGCCGTCATGGAGAAAGCGGCTAGGTACATAGAGATCAACTACCAGTTCACAGCTGGTGGGGGTATCAAGGCCGGACAGCAAGCCGCCAGACGCTTTCGTGGCTACAAAGAGAAGATCAAGGCCCTGGTTAAGCGTTTCCCTTACGGTAAGGCTTACAACTTCCTATCTCCTCAAACTCTACTTGGAAAAGTTCCTCAGGAAGAACGTGCCGATGTCAAAAAACGTGTAAAGAAGACGATTGAGACTTCCACACCAGCGAAACAGGCCAAGGCCCAGAAGGAGCTTAAAGCCTTAATAGGTGCGACTAGGTTCAAAAAGGTAATGCAGACCTGGGAGAAAATAAACTCGGGCAAGCTCACTAAGAAGGCGGGCTACGCGATAATCAACAAGCTCATGCACGGCGCGAAATAATAGGTAGACATGACACGTAAGTGTGCTTCGTGTGGCGTAGAAAACTGTAGAGTGATGGAGACACGACTCCAGCCCTTTGTCCCTTTCCGGGGTAACATTGTTCGTAGACGTCGCCGATGTATGTCTTGTAGGCAGTGTTGGTGGACAGTTGAGATTCCAGAGGATCTTGCTATCGAGTTGGCTTACACAAAACCACAGGAAGTGATGGCGGCAAGCGCCACTACCTTCTCAATAGGTGAGTCCGACGATCAACCAGGAGAGGCTTAATACATCATGGCTACTACAAACGCAGGCGTCGCCCAATTCAAAGGCGAATTCAAAGTTCTTGACTCAACGGGCAAGAAGACATTGCTTACACTTCCCTTCGATGAGAAGGTGAGCCTTGAGCAGCTGACACACATCATCCGCACTATTCCAGTCAGCACGTCTGACCAGTTGCTTGACTTTGGTGGTGTTGCACGCGCTAAAGCCATCTACATTGACTCCAACGTCGAGATCGAAGTTAAATTCGAGTCCAACGCCAACACAGGCCACAAGCTCAACGGCCCAACGGTTCTCCTAGGCGAGATCACCGCAGTTTATGTCACCACGACTACCGAGGTAGCCTGTGTTGAGATGATCGTCGGCGGTCCTAGCGTCTAGCGAATGCAATCGATTGCATGAAACACCTGCACAGATTTGATCGTCAATTGGTAAGGCTCGTCTCGATATTAGAGGCGAGCCGTAAGCCTTTACCCAAAGGGCGCTGGATAACTGTGCGTGGAACACGTATCTTCTTACCAGAGGATACAAGTCACCCCGTAATTGGCCCTTCGTGGTTCAAGCGAAAACACTCAACCAAGTAGACCGAGGTAACTCTCATGGCCGTTCATTTCACTTACGGAGAGCAACAAGCTCTTTCGTCACTAGAGGTCCTGGTCTCGACTCCGGCTGGAAGTCCTGCGTTCCAAGGAACACTTTCATGGATCAAGACTAACTCTCAGCCAGCTGATCTGAAGAGTGCGATGGCTAAGCTGCGCAGCGCAGACGCTCTTGTCCCTACGGATGGTAACGCGGAGGAGATCAGCACTGCACTTGAGCAAGAGATGTCCGACAAGCGTGCGTTTATCATGCAAAAGGCTGTCGCCCAGGCTAACGCCATTAAGAAAAACTACCCTGACTCAGCTGATCGCGCCCGTGACGTTGATGTCTCTCCTGCCGATATGAAAGCCGCCAAGCAGTCCCTAGCAGAGGACAACGAGAAGCAGGCGAAGCTAGCAGCAGCTGTGGCGGCTAAAGCAGCGGCTGCTTTGCAAGAGAAGGCTGCGGCCTCCAAAAAGGCTCAGGAGAAGCTCTCTGCTGCCCGCAAGCTGGCAGAGACGACGTCTGACGACGCTAAGCCCGAGGAAGAGGCGCCAGCCGAGAAGCCAGCTAAGAGCAAGGGCAAGAAGAAGAAGCGCACGAAGTAACGGCTTAGGTCTTACACATGGCAGATCCAAAACTAAGTAAGCGCGTAGTTAATTTCTTGTCTGCAGTCGCAGGACGCAGTTCGCAAGAACGTAAGCACATACTTCCAAAGATTAAGCGCAAGGGAGGACGCGTTTCAAGCAACGCAACTCCTTCTCTATTCGCTACTGGTGATGGTGGCGTCGGAGATCAGCTTGAAGTCAACCAAGCGCTAATCACTCGCTTTATTGACTACGAGCACATGGATCAGTATCCCGAGTGTAGCGCTGTCCTAGACATCTATAGTGACGACTCCACGCAGCCAGATTCGTCTTCAGGTCACACCCTTGAGGTTGAGACAGAAGACGAGCAGCTAAAAGAGGCTCTAGAGGAGCTTCTTTACCATCGTCTGGACATGGAGGGCGAGATCTGGGAGATCGCGCGTTCCTTGGTCAAGTATGGGAACAACTTTGAGGAAGTGCTGATTGACCCAGGTCGCGGTGTAGTCGGGTTGGAGTACATCTCTGCTCCGTCTATACGACGTGTTGAGACTCGTGAGCATGGTCTCATGGGCTTCATACAAGACCGCCAAGGTCACTTTGAGGTATCACCAGCCGAGTTTCAGGCTATTCTTGACGGCAAACGAGACGTTCCTCACAACGAAATGGCGCTACTTCGCCCGTTTCAGTGTGTGCATTTCCGACTGCGCTCTGTTTACCGTCAAAGCAAGTATGGATTCTCTGTCTTAGAGCCCGGTCGCTGGATCTGGAAGCGCCTAGTGCTGCTTGAGGACGCTGTCCTCGTTCACAAGCTCTCACGCGCTCCCTCGCGCTATGCGTTCTATGTGGACGTCGGCAAGCGCAATGCGCGTGAGGCGATGAAATACCTCAATCGCGTCAAGCAGAAGTTCAAGAAGAAGAAGTTCGTCAACAAGGACGGACGCCTAGACCTCAAGTTCAACCCTCTAGGGTTTGACGAAGACTTCTTCATTCCTGTAATCGACGGTCAAGACAGCGCTCGTATCGATGTGTTGTCTGGACCTGATTTCCAGGGAATGGAAGAGGCGAACTATTTCCGGAACAAACTTTACGCAGGCTTGAAAGTCCCTTCTTCTAGACTCAACTGGGGTGACCAACGCGGAGAGACTAGCAGCGCCTTGTCTAACGAAGATGTGCAGTTCGCTAGGAGCGTTCTTCGAATTCAGCGCGAGCTTCGCAACGGAGTCAAGAAAATCTGCAAGATTCACTTGTCTGCTTTGGAGGTTGATCCGAGTCAGAATTACTTCGAAATCTACATGACCATTCCGTCTGGGATTTACGAAGTAGCTCAGATGGAAATTCGTAATGCTCGTGCAGATCTGGCCGCGAGAATGCGAGAGTTTGTGTCTCTAGAGTGGACACTTTCTGAGATATTCGGGTTCTCTGCTCAAGAAATCCAAGGAATCAAAGCCCAACGCGCAGCCGAGCAGTCAGCGGCAGAGGGTGGTATGGGCATGGAATCGGTCTGGAAGGACGGCATCACTCCTGTCTTACAGAGCCAGCACGGGCGTCATAGCCGCATGTCTCGCAAAGACATGAGACGCATGAATGGCAGTGCCAAGAAGGCGCTAATGGAAGACGACCAGCTTCGTGGTCGCATCCAAGAGATCCACACCATGCTGAGAGATATGCAGTCTCTTCGTCCCGGTGCGCTTGGTGGTGTTCCGAGAATGGGACGCTCAAATGGAATGTCTGGAATTCGGTGACACCGGTTCGCTTGACTGCCAACTTGCGCGAGGCTACTCTAGATCTGAGTGCAATCGATTGCACCGGAGATTCATCTGACTGATTCGGCACACAAAACTTTAGATTCTTTGCTCGACGCACTTCTCTCTGAGAACTACAACGCAGCAACCGCTGCAAAACTGACGAGCAACTATCTTGATTTGCCTGAGACCCAACTAGCCAACGAACGCCTTGGTCTGCTCGCTGTAAGCGTTGGTGGACCTCGTTGGTGGAAGGATCACGTTCGATCTCCTTCAGTGACGACTTTTATCAAGTCGCACAGAAAGAGCATTATCGAATCTGTCAAACCTATTACCGATGCCATCAACAACGCTAGGGACCAAGAGTCCTTCGACCGTTTGGTGGACAAACTCAAAAAGCTTGTGTCCGAGACACGCGATAGCGTTGTCTCAGACTATGACACCTACGAACATCATCTCCCTCAATTTGAAGCCGTCGCGAAGCATGACGATCCAGTCTTGCACCTTCGCCGCTTCTCAATTGACATGATGCAGGATCTAATAAAAGCTGAGGAACTTTGTGGCACCGCTACAGAGGGAAGCGTTTCAGATGGTATCGAGGCATGTGTTGCCTTGGCCAATATTCTTGAGGACCTGGTTTCTGGGGCTAGGTTCGTATCGGTAATGGCCGATAAGATACACCTAGAAGTAAAGCAACTGGCGGACGTCCCGTCGGAGGAGTAAGACATGACACTGCGAACCTTAGGTGAAGAGTTCCGCAAGATGGGTCTCCTGTCCGAAGAGGACGAGGGCCAACTAGCTGGCAACGCGAGCAACAACCTGCTCGAACACGATGACTACTATGACGAAGACGACGAAGAGCTTGAAGAAGCTTCTCGCACGATTCGCACCGCTAGTGGTCGCAAACGAATCAAAAAGCTCACTGGTGCTGCAAAGACCAAGGGCAAGCGCTACCGCAAGAAGAACAAGGCCAAGCTGCGTCGTGCACGCGGTAAAGCTGGCGCCAAGCGCAAGCGCAAGATCGCGAGCAAGCGACACAAGCGTAAGTACGGCATGGAAGACGAGGCCGAGATGGACGACATGGGTCGCCAGGTTTTGAAGAAGGGCGAGTCAGCTGACCGTCTTGACACCCTGATGGGTGAGCTTCAAGGACTCAGCAACCGCTTCCAGAACGTCCAAGAGGACGAGGATGAGTTGGAAGAGGACGTTGCCGTCGCTCAGCGCGTCTACGCTAATATCGCTCGCGTCGCCGACGCTCTCTCGCAGCGTATTGACGAAGACGACGATCTTTTCGATACGTTTGATGGGCTCGCTGACGATGCTCTTCAGATCGCAGAAGCTCTCGCTAATGGAGAGGTTTCGGATCTTCAGAAGGTTCTCGACGCCATTCCTGGTTACGTGAAGGACCTTGTCGGCGCAGTTGGTCAAGTCTCTGAGGAGCTTGACGACGAGCTTGAGAATGACGGTCTGGACGAAGACTTCGAAGAAGACGACGACGACTTCGAAGACGACGACGACTTCGAAGACGACGACGAGTTCGAAGACGACGGTTCTTGGTAATCTCCGTCTTTAACTCAATCCGCAACACAAAGGAACCGTAGATCATGACCACAAATTTGAGCGAAAAGGTAGGGACTATTGCTCCCTATCTAATCGACACGGTCCCCGTTCGGTTTCAACTGGTGGAGAGCAAGTCAGGCCGTCCAGTTATCCGTGGCATTTTCGGTCGCGTAGATACGCCTACTAACAATAGGCGTGTCTACAGCGAAGCGATCATGCGGCAGAACTTGGTACGCCTGGAAGAAGACATTAACCGTAGGCGTGTGTTCGGTGAGTTGGATCACCCAGCTGACGGACGCACCCGCCTCAACCGTGTCTCGCACATCATCACTAAGTTGGAGATCAACGAGAACAAAGAGATCATTGGCACCGCCGAGATCCTCAATACTGACGCAGGCAGAAACCTCCGCGCCATTATTGACGCAGGTGGTGAAGTCGGTGTTTCTAGCCGTGGCGTAGGTACTACTAAGACCGAAGCCTCTGGCGACAAGCACGTGAACGAAGACTTCCGCTTGATGACGTTTGACGTTGTCGCAGAGCCAGCTACTTCTGGCGCCTATCCAAAGTTTCATATGGAAGGCGTAGGAGACGTTGGCCTGGATGATCTTACTGCTGTGGACTTGCGCAAGCACTGTCACGACGCAGCCGCTGAGATCGCCCGACAGGCACATGACGAGGGTCGCGCAGTTGCACTCTCTGAAGGAGTCACCAAAAAGGGAGACATTGAGGCTAAGGTTCGTGAGGAAATGAAGGCCACCCTGGCCACTCGTCTCAAGGATATGAAGCCCGCAGGTCTCACCGAGAGTGAGGTTCAGGCTCGTATTGACGAGGCTAACCAGCGCTCTTCGGCTTTGGAGTCCAAGCTTGAGGTTGCGCTCGCAGAGCGTGAGGCCATGAGTTCGGAGTTGGAGACTACTAAGGATATGGCCTTCAAACTGGCCAACTCCTACCGCATGCTCCAGTTGCTAGGCAACATTGAAGAGTCCAACCGTGAGGCTGTTGAGTCTCTTGTCGGTGACCCGAAGGACTACGATAGCCTAGACGAACTAGACGAGGCATTTGGTAACGCTCTAGAGGACGTTATCGAGAACCTCAAGAAGGCACAAGCAGACGACAAGCGCCAGTCGCGCTTGAACAGTCGCGAAGAGGCCGTAAGCAACAAGGCAGCTGCAGTAGGCGAGCTTCGCCAGCAGTTGCGCACAGAATCTAAGGCTCGTTCGGACGACGCAGAGCGCATGACCAATGTGCTTGGCAAAATCCAGCAAGAGTTGTCTAACATTCGCAATGAGCGAGATAACGCTATCTCGTATGCGGAGAACGCTCAACGCCTTAGCGGCCAGATCATGGAAGAGGTCAGCAGCCGTCGCAAGACGCGCAAGCCTCGCAAACGTCTCCATGAGTCAAACAGGCGTCGTGTCCGAGAAGTTCTCTCGGAGAATGACGATTATGAAGATACCGACGACACCAGCCTCTTTGAGTCTGTTCGCCGTCACGCAAGAAAGACTAGGTCGGTCCTCTCAGAGGGCGATGAAGTCGGTGGACGCGTTCGAGGTGGTGGCAATGATCGAGAGATCGTTCCAGGCCTTCGCATGAGTGAGATTATGCCACTCATGAATGACGACTAAGAAACTCAACAAGAATAATGGACCGACACGGTCCAATCACAAGGAGAATACAATGAACGAGTCGGCAATGATCGCCTCAAAGTTCGGCCGAGACATGATTCCTGGAATCATGGCAGAGTCTTACATCGAACCAGTGGTTCGCAAATGGAGTCCCTTCCTCAAGGGCGTGGATAGCCCGTGGCGTCGCCGCGTGGTGTCCGCTCTCATGGAGAACGAGGCTCGCTACCTGAACGACTTCATCTCTGAGGAAGTTCGCACCACCCAAATCGGATCGTTCCTGAAGTTTATCTTCCCGATCATCCGCCGCGCCTGGGCGCAAGTTATCAGCCTCGACCTCGTGTCGGTGCAGGCTATGACTCAGCCCGTTGGTGGTGTCGCTTTCTATCGTCCTCGCTATGGCTCCTCCAAGGGTGCTGTGTCGGCTGACGATGAGGCC